AACATTTCTCTTGCAGTGGCTGCTTTGTTTGCGAGGATTGCGATGTTGACATTATCATTAAAGATTGCGTACCACAGAAGATATGCTGTGACAACGGTTGACTTACCAGACTGACGTGGCAGCTTTGCTATATTAAATCTATGTTCATGAAAACGATTAACCATGTCCTCTTGAAAATCATAGAGGTCAAAGTTAACTATACCTTCATCTAGGTTTACAATCTTAATGAATGACCTAATAAAATAAACGGGATCCGCTTGGCACTTTATAAACTCCTGCACCTCTTCAGGTGAGAAGTTAGTTGCTACGTTAGCCCGTTTAAGATTAGGATTACCTAGATATATTTCATGCTTCTTCTCAGCCATTATAGTACCTGTACAACTCCTTTAACATCTGGTATCTCTTCCATGAGTTTACGTTCGATACCTTGCTTCAAAGTCATAGTGCTCATAGCACATGTAGCACAAGCACCACCAAGTCTTACCTTAACATAACCTTCTTCATGTTCAACATACTCTAAGAAACCACCATCGGCTTCGATGTATGGTTGTATCTCAGTGAGTACCTCTATCACATTAGAATCATTAAGTTCCATTAGCTTCTTTTATTGCCTCAACAATAATCTTCTTAAGTTGATTCTGTTTCTTCCTACCTAGACCTGCACGTGTGTCTATCTTTACTTTCACCCAGTATATTCCTGCTAATATGAGGAGGAAAGGAATGGCATCTGCATATGAGATCTCATTCCATGCTTGCACAACATTCATTAGTATAAACCTGCCATGTTACTGGTGCTATTTAGCGGAGGTCTATTAAACTCAGGAGCATCAGGTGCTGCCTCAATTCCAGTATCAGTTACCTCTGGTAATGGATCACCCTCATCAGGTTCCAATGTACCATGCTTATATCTAATCTCTCTTAACTCTGCGAAATTCTTATTCTTGGTACCACCATCATATTCCCAAGCATATCCTTCCTCAATCATCTGCTCGTTAAGTGATATCTCTTGATCACCAACATACAACCAGCCCAGGAGTCTACCATACTTACCCATACCACCTTTAAGCTCGGTGCGAATAGTAAGTTCATTCTCTCCTGCAATAGTATCCTCTAAGGTATACTTCATCCAGTTGGTAGCATCTATTCCTAATGCCTTCTCTTCTAAATCTCTTGTCCTCTTCTCAGGTGTATCGATACCTGCTATCCTCACACGCTCGTGCTTATAGATATCAAACCCTAAATCAATTACTACATCGATGGTGTCACCATCAACTACTTTCGTTACTTCCGTTACTCGGAAGTTGTAGCAACTCTTCCGAGACGGTGGTGTCATTTTGCCCATTAGGATACCAATCGTCATACTTAAATATGTATACGATGACCCACCCTACACCACCGATCAGGAGGCTGATCATAACGTTAATAGACCAGACGACTTCACTCAACGTGAATTACCCCCTTCATACCCGCACCTGAGTGAGGGTCGCATTGGAAGTTATAATCACCTGCATCTGTGAATGTAACATCAAAACTATCACCAGCAGCAAATGCTAGATCACCGTGTGATAATTCTGGATGACCATCTACCACCATGTTATGAGGTGGTAGATCTCCGTTAGTAAATGTAACTGTATCTCCAGCAGCAATAGTTATCTCACTAGGATCAAAGACTAAGTTGCCTCCTGCACCCATTTGAATATCTGCTGCGTATGCTGATGCTGCGAATACTATTGAGAAGCATAACGCACATACCATAAATGTAATCCTACTCATCCACCACATAATCTCATGTTTATTAGCTGTTAATGTAGACATATTACTGCTCCTTTGTCGCATAGTCAATAAAATGAGGATGCTCCCTTAAACTAGGGACATCCTCTTTGCTATGTTGAATTGCTTCGTATGCGTCTATTGCATACTCACATATCTCATAGTGATTTAATGCTGCGTCGTGGTAACCCACGGTATATTTGGTCTGGGGCATGATAATTTCAATCCCAATTGACCTAAGTATTTATTCCTGGTCTCTCTTTTTCTCCTCTTGTTTTATGCGTTTCCTGACCATCTTTGCATAAAAAACATCCTGTTTGGTATACCAATCGGGATGCTTCTTTGCTAATTTAATAATCTTCTTTGCTGCCTTCTTGTCCTTCAACCGTTAACTTGCGATGGTCCTCTGAAGTATTTATTTATAACCTCAACCTGATCATGGTATCTTGAGATCTTATCTAACTCAACGCCAATTGCTTCAGTGATATCAGAATGCTCTCCAATACCTACAGGGTGCTCTAAGTAAACATTAACGTTTACCTTATGCTTTTCTATTTCACCCTGTGCGTGTGCTAATACAGCACGAATTAATTGTTCTCTCATGTGCAAATGCCCCATTATACTATATTTTCCTCCTCACCCAAGCGAATGATACAATCAGATGTAGGATATGCTACACATGTTAGCACAAATCCTGCTTCAATTTGATCATCATCAAGAAAACTTTGTTCTTCTTGATTAACTGTACCTTCTATAATCTTACCAGCACATGTGCTACACGCACCAGCACGACAGGAATAAGCAGCATCAACTCCCTCTTCCTCTGCCTTGTCAAGGATGGTTTCATCGTCAGCACAATCAAAGGTAGTCTCTGTGCCTTCGGTATCTATTACTGTTACTTTATATGACATGTCCAAGTGATTGATTGTACACTATGTATTATAGCAGAATTGCTCCAATAATGAAACCTTTACCAAATGCTAACACAAGCATCTGATAATCCGTGAGTTTAAATTTCTCTTGGATTTTTTTAGCCCACTTCTTATCGAAGTCTTTAACTTTCGTTGCGAGCTGGACAATTTTTTTCATGTTTCTCTATCCATGTGTAGGGTCTTGGGTGACCTAATGGTGCTGTAAGTTTACAATACTTACAGACTTTACGTCTTTCTTCAGCCATAATGATAACTTGGTTTGTTTGTTGTCTTAGACAATTTCTTACCTCTTACCTTAGTGCCAGAGGTCTCTCCAGATCCTTCAGGATGCTTACCAGGCTTAGACTTACCTATGTTTACTGACTTACCTGGCTTCTTAGACTCAGTGTCATGTAAACGTGCTGGCTTATCCTTATCCTTAGTTATAACAGATTCTTGTCCGTGCTTTCTCCCAAGTCTACGCATTACTTTACCAAACCTTCGCTTGGACATGCCCTTTCCTGGTGAAGTTTGATACGAAACTTCACGTCCCTTGGATCCATCATCATATTTGTATTCACCAGTACCTTTCTTGTATCCGATACCTTTCTTCTTTAGGTCTTTTTCGAGCCCCTTGCGGGACTCTTTATTCTTTTTTGCGTCTGTACCCCTGTCAGCACTAATGTTACCAGTCTGTTGTGTATTAGACTTCTTTATCATTCTAGAAGTAGGGTTACCCTCTGCCACAAATTCTCTAAATGACTTGAGTGGTGCATCCTCCTTCACATGATCAGCAGCCTTGTATAGAGGTTTGCCTGTCTTGGCATTCTTCTTACCTGACTTGTATCCTTTCCATGCTGGAGTGTTACCTTTCTTATCAGCATTGGTAACAGTATACTCTTCTTTAGTCTCTGTCTTTCTCTTGGCAGCAGATGCTTTGTATAGTCTTACTGCTTGAGCATTCTTCTTCTTAGCACCTTCCTTATCACCAGCAGCAGCGAGTTTACCACGCTTCTTATCTGCTTCTTTTGATGCTGATAGTGCAGTATCAGCAGAGATCTCATGTAATGTTTCTTCGTTGGTGTCCTCTTCTTTAGGACCAGCAGCCTTTCTAACCTTGTCTCTTACATGGTCAACAGCAGCATCCTTGGCACCTTCTTTAGCAGCACTCTTAAGCTTCTGTCCGAAACCAGCAGTCTTAGGACTACTACCAGCAGTTGTACCAGCAACAGATGCTTTCTTTGCAGCAGCGGCTGACCCAGCCTTACCAGCTCCACCAGCAGCAGCGGCAGCACTTCCTGCTTTAGCAGCAGCTCCACCAGTCTTGGCAGCAACAGCAGCACCTTTGGCAACTTTAGCACCAACTACAGCAGCCTTTACTCCTTTTGCTACAGCAGCCGTAGCAGCTATAGTGCCACTAACTACTGCCTCATTAGTAACCTGTCTAAAGGATCTAATGGGTACGAATTCTTCTTTTTTAGATGTCATGACTGCATTGTCTCCATACTTTTTCTTAAGGGATGCTACTACATTATCAAATGCTTTTTTGGAATTCTCCTGAGACTTCTTCTTTTCAGCAGCAGTCTGTGGTTTACTCCTAGATGGGGTAGATTTACGATCAGAACCATCATGTCCTGTACCATACTTCTCAAGACGACGGTCTCTTATATGGTCATAAGCCTCTTCACTAGAAAGACTGACACCAGTATGCTGTCTAGTCTGAATTCTATCGGAAGGGTTAGTAGTCTTCTTCTTAGAGAATGTCTTTGCAGCTGCTGATTTACCTTCTGGATTTGAAGCTTCATCAAGAAATCCAGAGAAGGATTTCAACTCTTCATACTTAATACCTTTGGCTCTCATACCAGCTCTTTCTTTAGCAGCAGCCTTTCTGTCAGAAGAAACTTGTTTCTTATACTTCTTGACTACTACCTCAACATTCTTAGGTTTTGATTTACCTAGTCCACCAGCACCACGAATGTTCATACCACTCATAGCTGCTCCACCAGTAACGGATCTACCTTTACGGTTTACGTTACCCTTCTTACTCTGCATTCCAGGACTACTTACAGATCTAAGAGTGTTAGCATCTGCCTTGGTATTTCGTGCCATAGTTAGCCACCAACGATTTGGACTTGCTCTACCACTACGTTAGCACTTCCAGCAGTGAGTTTGATTCCTCTCTGAATTTGTGGAAGAGTTCCAGCGATTACATCAGCACTTGATACTGCATAATCAGCAGAAGCACCAGATGAATCGTAGTCAGTTGTAATAGTAGTATCTGAGATTGCGGTTACTTTCTTTCCAGATCCTACTGCTGACTCAAAGTCAGAAGTAAATCCATCAGTGTCACCACCATCTACAGTTGCAATATAGTCTCCTACTGCAAAGGTGTGTGCTGGTGTGCCACCGTGATCAACGGTTACTACCATAGTAGCAGCATCAGTTGCTGCTTTAATCCTTGAGGACTTTGGTTTACCACATGAGATTAACTCAGGTGTGGCAGCTGCAAGTGTGATTGCGGGTCCGTCATCAATCTGGATAGAAGATGCACTTGCACTATAGACCCTAAGCACTCCAGACTTGACTACAATATAGCCATTGCCAGAGGCAGTGATTGTCTGTGTGTCAATTACATTTAATACCGACATGGTTTAAGTTACCTTTACTATGTTATTTATCTTGCTTAGACTTTAGGAATTTAGCAAGTTCTGCTGTGCTACCAACAAACATGGTGTTGTTAGTAACTTGTTTATCTGCTGAGGATCCTTTTGGATTCTCAATCTCATTAACTTTTTTATGTAGATCACCTAACTTATCAGCAACATCAGCAACGTGTTTAATAAGTTGCCCTGCTACTTCATACGCCCTTGGTTGATCACTGCTCTGAGCCACTTCGAGGATACCGTCCACCGCTTCCTGACCTTTTTCAATAAGCGAGTAGAGATTCCCCCTTGTGTAGTCATAGTCTTTCTTGAGTTGCTCCGTAGTCGTCGTTGGTACAACCTCCATCTTAGACTCCTTTTTAGGTACGAGAGATGTCTCAACGTCCAAAGCTTCTTCGATCCCATCAAACTGCTTCATCTTGTCCTGTAGTTGGGTTCCATTGCTGGGAATCAACAAACTCACTAGTCAATTCATTGAATCCAAAGTTGTCATCTGCATCAGCAGTGACTGGATCAGGTTCAACCTGATATCTAACTTCACGTGGTGCATTAGGTGCTAACTCAGTCTTAGTAGAGTAGTCAAGAATTGCCTTCTTAATAACCTCACCAGACTTATCTTGGACAGGACCGTATAGGTAAGTCTTAGCAACAAATTGCAGTGTATATACCAGAGTCCTACGAGTATCGTAGTCACCCTCATATACATCTTCATAATCAATAGATGTTAAAGTTATAGGATAGTCCTTCTTCTCATCCATTGTTGGGACTAGATTCAATGTAATATTAAAACTAGGTTGGAAGACAGGGAGTATTTGTTCAAGAATCTGAAGACCATCGTCTTGATTCTTTGCCATTATTGCCAATTCAAAATTCAAATTATATGGTATTGGCATAAAACTTTTAAACTCTTTACCATCAGCTTGTGTGTTTCTGATGTATTGAGTAGGAGATACCTTACGAGTTGCATCGTAACTAAACGCTGTTATCTCAAAGGATATTCTAGGAAGGGTGATCTGAGTAGAAGTTTTATTAAGACCTACTTGATTCAGACGTTGTAAAAATTTCTGACGAGGACCATATGCCAGAGGCACCTTCATGACCTCAGTCTTACCAGACGCTACACGACGTAATTCAATATTATTGAACAGTGTACCAAATCCGACTACTGTCTTCTTGATAATTTCGTGGTATGAATATGTTCCTAACATTAGATACTACTTCCTTTATTTCCAAACTCACCAAAGGGGTTAGTCTCGGTGAAATCAACAATGGCATCTGCCTGTGTCTCAACAGCCCAGTTGGACTGAGACTCATCATTAGTATTATTTAGGGTATTATATGTAGCACTTGTCCATGCAGCACTAGATGTGTTACCTGTAAGTGTTTCAGGTATAGCAAAGATACCAGATCTATTATATAAAACCAACTGACGTGTGGCACTATTCCAAGATTTAACTGTAGCAGTTACATTAGTGTTACCACCTGTAATAATCTCCTCAGCAACAAAGTCTCCACTACCACCTTCAGCAACGTTAACACTTATTGCATTGGCATAGTTGACCTCAATTGCATCAACCTCTGTGATTCCAGTGTCGATGTCTTCGTCGCTGTACTGGAAGAGTTCACATCGTAATCCCCAAGTGTATTGTTTACCCAACGTGAAAAATGGTACTTCATATTCGACAAACTGGATCTCAAAGATCTTATTTGCCATAGGGAAGTATACGAGATCGCCTTCATTTGGTCTACCCTCTACTATAAGTGTGGCATTATCGTCAACAGCAGCAGTGAAACGAGTCCTTGATATAACAAACGTGCATTGATCTGCAATCTGTACACCAAACTTGGTGAACATGTCACCATCTCCTCTGAATCCTGAGTTGTCTTCAATAAAAGCTTCTATTACAAACGCATCATCAAACTTAGACATTGTGTCTTCCCCGAAGACAGTATCATTCTTGACTAACGTTCTAGGAATGTAGTATACATCTCTACCGAACATCTTAATCTGCTCGTTAACAAGACTCTGAGTTAAGTCTTGCTCACCTGTAGTACCTTGAGAGAAATAAGTGTTAGTAGCCATACTATCCTATCATGTCTAGTGGTGGAGTCTCCCACTCGGTTCTGAGTTGCTCGTCAAGATCTTTAAGTTCTTGAACTGCATCATTATAAATCATCTCACCGTTAAGGGTAACACCGCCAGGCATCTGGACGTTTTGGAATTTTGTCATATTCTGACCCCACTGCTTCTTAATCTTAGCAGCAGTATAGTCCTTGACCCACATATTATCATAGATCTCTGTCCATGTAGTAGGGTCTAATGCTCTCCAACATTTAATAAGGATATAAGAATCAAGTGTTACATCTGTTGACCAATCCAGATCAAGATATAATCTATCTTGAGTTGCCTGATAACGAGTAGGTTTAATTCCTTCTAATAGAAAATCAATTGTACCCAAGTGCTGCTGAATCATATAGTAATGATAGAACTGTGTAGATGTAAAATCATACAAGTCATTCAAACGCATCTGATATCTAATATCAAATATGTTTGCAGTACCTTTATCAGTAAAAGAAAAGATTCCTTCAACAGATAGTATATGTTGTGGTATTTCTAGATAAGTATTTGACTCCAACCAAGTGTTATTACCAGCAGTAGAAGTAGTCTGAGTATCATTGGAAGCAGCGGCTCTATCAATATCTGCCTGAGTTACCTTATGCTTTAGATAAACTCTCTCAGCACCATCGTAATGGAACTGTTGAAACTTCTGCAATGTATAATCAATAGCATCATCGCATTGATCATCAGAGACGTTGATCTCTAGTACAGGCTTACCTAACCTGCGTAAAGCATATTCTTTTAATTCAGCTTTGGTATTGGGTTTTGCCATTTACTTATCTGGATAGAGCAGCGAGTGCAGCCTTAATATGTGCAACGGTTGTTACACTAGCGTCATTACCAATAGCATTTAATTCAGTGTAAATTGCGTCAATGTCAGTGTTGTTAGTACCTGACTGTGTGCCTTGTGCAGCAGTTGCATATGCAGTAGAGGCAGTGGTAGCAGCAGTGCCTAATCCAAGGGTTGTCCTTGCAGTAGCAGCATCTGCATCATCAATCAGAGTGCCACCAAAGGTGCTTACAGCAGACGCAGCGAGTGCGTTGTCAGCAGTTGTACCTTGTGCAGCAGTAGCGAAGTCACCTGTAGCAGCAACAGCAGCAGTGCCTAATCCTAATGTGGATCTGGCAGCAGCAGCGTCTGCGTCATCAACAAGTGTTAGACCGAAAGCACTAACAGCAGATGAATCAAGTTTTCCAGTGATACCTGCAACTACACGAGCATCAGCACGAGCGTTTGTGTAGTATAGATTTGATCCTTCTGTTAGATCACCAGTGTCAGCAGCAGCAATTCTTGCGTCTGCTCTAGCATCTGTGTAGTAAAGATTAGTTGATCCTTCAGAAACTGTATCAGTATCACCCTGTGTATATGTCAATACACCAGTGGTGGAGTTGTATGCTAGTTGTGTGCTGTTCTCAGAGATAGCAGCTCTTGCTCTAGCAGTTGTATGATAGAGGTTAGAAGATCCTTCTGATAGATCGTCAGTATCAGCAGCAGCGATACGTGCATCTGCTCTTGCATCTGTATAGTATAGGTTAGATGATCCTTCAGTAATACCGTCAGTGTCAGGTGTAGTGTATGAAATAACACCAGTGCCACTGTTGTATGCTAAAGATCCACTAACACTGATATGAGTGCGAGTCCTAGCAGCAGTGGTAAAGAGGTTAGTACTACCTTCAGTAACGTTATCAGAATTGATATCGACTTGAGTAACAGATAAAGTATATGTGTTAGCAGCGTCATCGTAAACCTTAGTAACACCTGTGCCAGCAACAATTAGAGCATTGATTCTGTCATCAACTCTCTCATCTGTATAGTATAGATTTGATCCTTCTGCTACATCATCAGTATCATGGTTAGATAGAGATGCAATAGTTGTTGGAATGGTGTAAGAAATAACACCAGTAGAAGCATTGTATGCTAGGTCTCCACTTACGCTGATATGACCACGTGTCCTTGCAGCAGTAGTGAATAGATTTGTAGATCCTTCAGTTACGTTATCAGTATCAATGTCTACCTGTGTAACAGATAGAGCACCAGCACCAGACAATTCAATACCTGTGCCATAAGAGAAGTGAGTCCTTGTCCTAGCA